CAGGTAGCCGTAGACATAGACCGGCGTGGTCGGCGGCTCCGCGAAGAGATACCAGCGGTTCGCCGGGATCAGCGGCTCGACCACTGGCTGCAGCAGGCCGACATAGGGGTTCACGTTCGCGGAGGCCGCGGGGGCGATCGCCGCCGTCAGCTTCAGTGCCGGGAGCTCGAGCGCCGGCCCGACCAGCACACGCATGCTGCGGCCGAGCGAGATCGGCAGGCCGTCGAGCGTGCGCTGCTTCATGATGGCCTCGCGGCCCTTGGCGATGTTCGCCTCGTCCAACGCAGTGCCAGCTGCGGCCTTGTTGGCCCGGGCGGCGCCGGTGGCGAACACCGGCGCGTTGCCGGTGGTGAGCGTCGGGCCGTCGCCGTTGGCGAGGTTGATCAGCGCATAGGCCGTGGCGTTCTCGAAGTCCGCCACGCGTCGGCCGATCATCGCGGCGAAGTCGGTGAAGGCGCCGAGATCGTCGTTGACCAGCATCTGGCGCGTCACGCGGATGCGCCGTGCGAAGGTCTGGAGCAGGACGATCTCCTGGCTCTCGGACATGGTGCCGGCCTGGATCTCGCCGTTCTCGGCCAGAGGCTGCAGGACGGGGAAGTCACCGATGCTCAGGTGCCGGTGCGGCTTGAAGTCGCGGAAGTCGCGGCGGAGGAAGAGCTGGCGGTAGGTCGGTGCGGCGGGCTGGTAGGCCGCGAGCAGCATCTTGTTGGCCGCGGCCGAGAGCAGCAGCGGGAAGTCGGAGGTCGTGTGGAAGGCGCGCTCGGCGAGGCGGACCGGGTCGCGCGGCACCGCGGTGTCGCCGTGCAGGGTCAGCAGCTCGCGGACCATGTCGGAGGGCCGCCAGCCCATGAACTCGGCGTGGCGGCCATTTCCCGCAGGCTGGTAGCCGGGCATGGCTCGGGCCGCGATTGCCTCGGCCATGGCGTCCAGGACCTCGTTGAGCGGCGGCGCACCGTGCGCGGCGGGGTTGGCGGGGACGGACGGGCGCGGGGCGTGGCGCACGAGGGCGTCGAACAGGGCTCGGCGGGTGTCGTCCGGCGACCAGCCACGCTCGACGGCGTCGGCCCGCAGGCTGGCCACACGCTCGGCCGGCAGCAAGGCGCGGGCGGCCTCGATGGCCGCGTCGATGCCGGCGATGCGGCCGCGCTCCGCGCGCACCGCCTCGGCCGCGGGATCGGCCGGCGTGGCCTGCGGCGCGATGCGCTCCGGCTCCGGTGTCGGGTTCTCCGGCGGCGCGGCGGGCGTGTCGGTGGTGTCGGGCATGTGGGTGTCCTCGTCGGGCAGGGCAGGTTCGATGGCGGGCATGGGGGCGCCCTGGTCCCCCTGCGCGCGAATGGCCGCGTCGCGATCCACCGGAAGCGGCACCACGGAGATCTCGAAGGGCTCCCAATCCACCGCGCGGTGGATGGTGGTGCCGGTGGCGGCATCCGAACGTGGGTCGTAGCGGTGCACGCGATAGCCGACGCTGACGGCGCGCAGCGTGCCGTCCGCAATGCGCTGCCAGACCGGCTCGACATCGGCGGCGGTGCTGAACTGCAGCGTGGCGTAGCCGCGGCCGCGCTCGAGGCGAGCGGCGGTGACGCGGCCGAGCACGTCGCGCGCATCGAGGCTACGATGGGTGTTGAGCACTGGCGCATTGCCGGAGCGCAGTGCGTCCATGCGCACCGCATTCGGCGACATTTCCAGCTCCTCGGTGATCAGGCCGAGGGAGGGCACGAAGTTGCGGGCCCGGGCGCCGGTGGACCACACCACCTCGACGGTAGCGGGCGCGGTGATCGCGCGATGGGCCATGATCGACTGCCCAGCGGTGGGAAGTCGATCGGGCGCGGCAGCAGGCTCCGGCGCGCGGTCTCCCCCGCCCGGTTCGGTCGTCTCGCTCATGCTCAGCCTTCTGCTGGTTGCTCGCGGGGCGGCGCGGCGGCGCCGGTGGCGGCGATCTCGACCGCGGCCATCTGCGCGGCGTCCTGGGCGCTGCCCGACTTCGCGACGCGGCGCGGATCGGTGTCGAGCGAGATGCCGGCTTCGTCGAGCAGGGCATTGGCCTCGCGGATCATCTCCACGGCGGCGCGGAAGTCGTAGCCGAAGGCGCCGGCCGCCTCCGGCTGCGGCACGAAGCCGGCGCGCACCTGGGCGATCAGCGCCGTTGTGTCCTTCAGCGGATCGATCATCTCGTGCGCCGGCGGCACGTGGCTGACGCCGTCCGGCATCTCCGCGCCCCACAGTCCGAGCAGCGCGCCCTGCGCGTGGAAGCGGTCCGCGATGGGCCGCACCAGCATCGGGATCAGCATGCCATACTGCACCTGCTCGCAGAGCCGGCGGAACTCGATCTTGCCGGCGCGGAGGCTGGAGTAGTTCGCCTGGGTGAGGTCGCCCGACACCTGATCGTAGGTGAGGCCAGCGCCGACCGCGGCGGCCTCGAGTGCGCGGCGGGCGAAGGCGGCGTGCGATCCGCCGCCGGAGGGATTCACCACCTCCACGGATCCCATGCCGCGGCGGTAGAGGATCATGCCCGGCTCGAAGCTCTCGACCGTCCGACCCTGGGCGTCACGGAGCAGACCGGCGGCGACCCCAGTCAGCGCCTCGTCGCCCTCCTCGGTCACCACCGCGGCGAGGCAGGCCTCGATCTTCGCCTTCATGAGCAGTGCGCCCTCATAGTCGCCGAGGTCGCGCAGCCGCAGCAGCACTGGCGCGAGCCAGGAGACATCGCGCAGCTGGCCGGGCCGGCGCTTGCGGTAGACGTGCAGCACGTCGCCCGCAGGGATGCGCTCGCTGCTGAGCCAGGTGGCGCCGGGCAGGATCCAGGCCGCGCCGGGATGCACGCGGTGCAGCCAGTAGCCGACCGGCTCGCCCGCCTCGCCGAGCGCGATGCCCTGGATGGTCGGCGCGCCGTCGACCATGCCATTCCGCGCCGTGTCGAGGTGGTCACTCTCCAGCACCTGAAGGCGCAGGCCGATCGGATTGGCGGCCGAGGGCGCGGTCATCAGGAACCGCACGAAGCATTCGCCGCTCTCGACGACGGCGCGCATGACCAGCGCCTGCAGGCCGTACAAGTCCAGCCGGCCCTCGGCGTCGCAGGCGGTGCTCTCGGCCCAGCGCCGCCAGGCCTCGGCGTGGCGCGCGTCGGGCCAGCGGGTGGTGATGCCTGCGCCCACGGCATTCCCCGTCCAGAGATCGACGATGCGGCTGGCATAGGGATCGTTGCGCACGGCGTCGCGGGCGCGTCGCGCCACCGTCGCCGCGGCCATGCCGACCTCGGCCGTGGCGCTGCCGCCGGACGGCGCCCAGGCGGAGGCGCGGTGATCCTGCGCCGCCGCATAGCCGCGCAGCGCGTTCCATGCATCCCGGAGACGCCCCATCACCTGCTTCCCCCGCGGGAGAAGCTGGCCAGCGTCACGGAGGGGCGGCGAGCCGCCGTCATCTCCGCGCCGCGCAGCACCGCCAGCGCGCGGCCGAGCTCATCCAGGCCGCGGTACTCCACAGTCCGCCCGTCGAAGGTCACGCGGGTGGTGCCCCCGGTGTAGGCCGCGGCCAGTGCGGCGGCCCGGCTGCCGGCCGGCTGCGCGAGCGCCCAGGCGAGGACGGTCGGGTCCATGCGCGTCCTCCCTTCAACGCAGCCAGCCCGAGCGCGGCGCGAGCCAGCCGCGCGGGCGATGGGTGTCGGGCGCGACCTGCGGCGGCGACGGGGGAGGGACATTCCCGCCGGTGGGAAGCTCGCTCCGGTGGAGTGGGGCGTTGGCGACCTGCTCGCGCAGCCTCGCCCAGAACCGCTCGCCGTAGCGGTCGGCGCCGAGAAGCCAGAGCGCCGCCCGCGCCAGCACGGCGCAGTCCAGCGCCTCGTTCCGTTCCCTCAGCTTGGCCCATTCCTGCCGCGCAAAGCCGCGGCGATCCTTCACCGTGTGCAGCTGCTCGGCGACCAGCTGCTTCACCCACTCCGCCTCGATGCCTTGCGGCAGGTGCACCCAGCCGGGCGGGAACTCCTCGGCATCGCCGCGGCCGAGCCAGAGCCGGCGATAGAGGTCGGCCTTCCAGGTCGAGACCGAGACGGTCCAGAGCTTCAGGCCGCGGCGGAGCTTGCGGCCGTCGACCAGCGCATCGACAGGCGTCGGGCCCTGCACGGGCTGCGTCCGGTTCCAGCCGTCCACACCCTTGGTCGGCGCGATCCGCGGATCCCGCAGCCGGCGGAGATGGCCGTAGACCGCAGCGGTATCCCGTCCACCGGTGTCGATGCATGCCTTGGCGATGCGGATGGTGCTGCCGCCGGTACTGCGCCAATCCCTCCCTAGCAGCGTCGCGAGCGCGTCCCACGGCTCCCGCTCGCGCGGGCTGCCACGGATCACGACGTGGTCGACCAGCCAGGAGGTGTAGCCCTCCGCCCAGCCCCAGACGTCGCATTCCAGGCGGTCGTCCTGGACGTCCACGCCGGCAGTCAGGCACAGCGCGCCGGCGGGCACGACGCCCATCCGGAAGTCCTCACGCCGCTCGACCAGGCGCTCCCAATCCGGGGCCTCGCCACGCTCCTGCCAGGTCTCGCCCAACACCGTGTTCCTGAAGGTCTTCAGGTCCTCGGGCTTGCCCTGCGCGGCCTCCCAATCGCGGGCGACTTGCTCCCAGGAGTACCAGCCGACCGGCGCGTAGAGGGACGAGATGTGAAAGCCGACGGTGTGCGGGTCCTCGGCGGTGGCAGTCGCCCGCCACGCGCCGCCGGCCAGCATGGCCGTCTTGTGGTGCTCCTCGATCCCCTCGTCGCAGGCCTCGCACTGATAGCGCGCCGAGCGCGGGTCGCCCTTCTCCCACCGCAGCCGCTCGAACTTCAGCCACTGCATCTCGCCACAGTGCGGACAGGGCACGAAGTAGCGCCGCTGGTCGGAGGCGGCGTATTCCCGCTCGATCCGGCTGCGGCCGGCGATGGTCGGCGTCGAGACGAGGAATGCCTTCCGGCGCCAGCCGAAGGTCCGCGCCCGGGCTTCGGCGAGCGCGATCGGGTCGCCTTCGCCCTCGACGTCGCCGGGATATGCATCGATCTCGTCGAGGAACAGGAATCGCGCCGTCATCGAGCGCAGCCCGACGGCGCTGTTCGCCCCGGTGAGCACCAGGATGCCGCCCGGGAATTCCTTCGACAGCAGCGTGTTGCCGCTGTCGCGCGCGCGGGCGGGCGCGACCCGCTCCCGCAGCGCCGGGGTCTCCTCCAGCAGCGGGTCGACCCGCTGACGCGAGAAGCGCTTCGCGAGCTCGACGGTGGGCTGCACCGCCAGCACTGGGGCCGGCACGTGGTGCAGGATGTAGCCGAGCCAGTTGTTGCCGGCCTCGGTGGCGCCGACCTGCGCGCCCTTCATGAACACGACGCGCCGGGCAGGATGCACGGCGGAGAGTGCGTCCATCACCTCGCGCAGGTAGGGGGTCCGGCTGGTCCGCCAGGGCCCCGGCTCGGACGAGGCTCGGCTGCCAAGGATCCGGTGCCGCTCGGCCCACTCCGACACCCTGAGCTGCGGCGGCGGGCGGAGCATTGCCCCGGCGCGCTGACGCACATGGTCACGCGTCCGCATTCCGATCTCTGCCAGCGGCGCTGCCGTCGAGGCCTGGGGGATCGAAGCGATCGGCTGCCTCCGAGAGCAGGTCGGTGATGTGCTGCTGCAGGATGGTCTGCAGCAGGTGAGGGTCGACGCCGAGCTCGGCCGCGATCAGGCCGGAGACGCGGGCCGGCCAATTCAGCAACGCATCGCGCATGGCGCCCGCGATCTCGTCGATCGTGGCGTTGGCCTCGGTGACGTCGAGCAGGCGGCGCTTGTTCTCGTCGAGTGCGAGCCGCTGCGCTTCGACCTTGAGGGCGAGCTGCGCGACCTTCAGCCGGGCGTAGGGTGTGCCCTCGGCGCTGCCGCCACTGCCACCATTGGCCAGCGGCGACCGCGCTGGATCCGCGGTCTCCACCAGCCGGCGGCGCGTCTTGTCGATGTCCCACTGGCCGTCCGGCTCGCGCGCGATGCGGCCGCTCCCCTCCGCCTTGCGCAGCGCCGTCTCGGTGATGCCGATGCGGCGGGCGGCCTCGCGGGTCGAGGGGGTCAGCTCGGGCATGGCGGCGACCTCCCGCCACACGTATGCGTCGTGTCAGCGCCGTTCGATACAGACGCGCCAGGCAGGGTCTCCGAACGGAACGCCAGAGGCATGGCAGAGCGCGAGCCGCAGGCTTGCCTCGTCCAGGAAGCGCGACAGGTGCAAGAGCACACGAAACAGCTCAGCGTCAGACAGCCGTCGGGCTGGAAGGCCCTCCACGTCGATAGGAATTGGCTGGCCATCGTCGGCCAATACGCCGGCGAGCATGCCAGCTGCGATCGGCGTTGGCTCACCGGCCTGGCTGGCGCCCGGTTGAGCGGCGACGACCGCCGCTGCAATGACGCCAGCCCAGAGACTGTGTCTGATCCGACTGCTGGGCGCACTTCGCGAAATCACGACGCGAGAGGCTGCCAGCCTGGCAGCAGCTCAGGTCTTTGACCGGGCGCAAGCAGGATTACACGTTCAGCGGCCAACTCCAGCCTGCCTGGGCCGAGATGCGTCACGGTGCCAACCGTGAACTGCTCGCGGATGATCGACGCTGGGCCGAAAAGGCGCAGCTCGTAGATCGCGCCAACGTCGTCCGGGATGTCGGCGCGGCCGACCAGTCGCTTCTCGCCGCCGTCGTCGAGAAAGACCCGCACCGGATCGCCCCGCTGCTGTGGTCCGCGGTCTTAGCGCGCGACCCACGCTCGTTACAACGAGAATGGGCCGGGAAGGAAACTTCCCGGCGCCGCTCGGCGGCTCAGACTACGAGGCGCTACTCCGCCACGCGGTACACCGTGTAGGAGCCGCGGGCGCCCTCCTTGTTCGGGCCGACCTGGCGCACCCGCTCCAGCACTTCGACCGCGATCCCCTGGCGCTTCTTCAGGCCGGCGAAGAAGCCGCGGACCGTGTGACCCTGCCAGCCGGTGGCCTCGCAGATCTGCGCGATAGTCGCGCCCTCCTCGCGGCGGAGCAGGGCGAGCACCGCCTCCTGCTTCGTGCCCTTGCGCGGGGCGCCGGGCTCGCGCACTTCGCGCGGCGGCTTGCCGGCGAGAGCCGTGCGCAGCGTCTGCATCGGGCCGCCGAGGGCGGTGACGATGTCCGTCTCGCGGTTCGCCTCGTCGTCCCAGGCGGCCAGCACCGCCGCGGCGGCGTCGCGCAGGCTCGCGCGCGGAGCGGGCGTGGGCGCGGCCTGGGCGGCTTCCGGCGCCGGGCCGTCCTCGTCCCGCGGCGCCTCCTCCGCCCCGCCCGTGGGCGCCGTGTCCGCGCCCGCCGCGCCGGCCTCCGCGGCGGCGCGGCGCTCGGCGTTGCGGCGCGCGATGGCCTCGGCGCTCTGCTCGTCCTCCTCCGGCGCGTCGCCCGCGTTCGGGTCGATGCCGATGGCGCGCAGCCCCTCGTCGGTGATGCGCGCCACGATCCAGGTCCCGTCCTCATCCTGGCGCCAGCCGAGCCCGACATGCTCCCGCGGGGCGTTGATCTCGGTGAGCAGGTTGGTCTTGATCAGGCTGCGGAACACCGCGTTGCGGGCAGCGGCCGGCAGGGTCTTCGGCGCGCGCGCGAGGCCCATCTCGTGCTGCGCGGCGGCGCTGAGGATCACGCGTTGGGTGTCGGAAAGCTTCGTCATCGTGGTGGTCTCCGGTGTCGGGTGCCGCCCCTCGGCCCCTACTGCCGGGAGCCCCGCCGGCTCTGCCGGCCGGGGCCGCGGCGGGGTGTGCCGCGCGCTACTCGGCGAATTCGCCGCGCCTGAAGTAGCAATCCGTCACGCTCGCGAGCCGACTGTTCCAGTGTTCGAGCGTCGCGGCCTTGCCCCAGAGGACCTCTTCGTGATCCGCCCCGAAGTGGTCCGCGCTTGTATGACCTCCACTCACCAGCGCGCCTCCCTGTAGGCTCGTGGCGGTAGCTGGGAGAGGGTCGCCGTGTCGCGCTCGAGGCAATGTCCTCGCAGATGAGATAGGCGCCCTCGACCGGTGCGCTCGGCTCGAACGGTATCGAGAGGTGCGGCTCCTGCCGTGATCCTCGCATGGACAAGTATGGGCTCTCGCACCGTCATCGGGGCTCCCAGCCCGTTCGGGAGGGTGGATCCATGCACTATCTCGGCATCGACATCGCGGCGGAAACCCACGTTGCCGCTGTTGTCAGCGAGGACGGCGGCGTTGTTCTCAAGCCAACGCCGTTCACCGAGGACCGTGACGGCTACGACCTGCTGCTGCGTCGGGTCGAGCCGTTCCGCCCCATGCTCGTCGTCATGGAGGCGACCGGCCATTACTGGCGCAATCTGTTCGTCGCGCTGGCCACTGCCGGCCATGACGTCGCGCTGATCAACCCGCTGCGAAGCCGTCGCTTCGCCGCCGAAGGTCTCGAACGGACAAAGACCGACGCGATCGACGCCCTTGGGCTCGCCCGCTTCGGTCAGCAGAAGCGCCCGGCGCCGACCCGTTTGCCGGAAGCCGCCACAGAAGAGTTGCGGGAGCTGGTCCGCCACCGAGACCGGATGCGTCAGGATTTCGAC